CTACTCGCAGTTCCGTTTTCTAGGAAGGTCACAAGGTCACTCAATGCAACCTGAACCATCGTTCCAGCATCGTTAATGACCATGCGATCTGCAGCTGCAAGCGTGGTTGACGTTGCAGAAGTGCTGCCGTCAACAATGTTCAGCTCGGCAGTTGTAGACGTAACACCGTCAAGAATGTTCAGCTCAGCAGTAGTTGAGGTGACGCCATCAAGAATGTTCAACTCAGAAGCGGTTGAAGTCACCCCGTCAAGAATGTTCAGCTCACTAGTGGTAACTGTCGCTCCATCAAGAATGGCAATTTCGGTGGAGGTCAGCGCAGCAAGAGCAGATGCGCCACCCGATTGACAAGAAGACAGAGTAGTTAGATCAGTTGCAGAGGCTTGAGCGCCAAGGCTGGTTCGAGCTGTTGAGCCCGTTTCCAAAACAAAATTACTGCCATCGCCAACAATGATTCCGCCGTCAGTGACAGCAAGACCCGCAACATCAGCCAGACGCTGATTAAAAGCTTGGACGTCACTACCGATTGCGACACCCAAGGCCGTTCTAGCGGCTGATTCAGATGTTGCACCCGTACCACCATCAGACACAGCCAATGTGCCGGTGATGCTGGACGCTGCAAGGTCAACAGCAAGTTCAGTTGACTCAATGACAAGACCGCCATTGGCCTTGAGATCGACGCTGACTTCAGAACCGCTGACATCAATACCGTCACCAGCCGTTGGCGCTCCAGCTGCTGCAGCAATCGTGATGCCGCCTGAGCTGTTAGTAACAGTGATATTGCTGCCAGCTGTGATCGTTGCCTTAGACAACGAACCACTGGAATTACCGATCAACAGTTGACCGTTGCTGTAGGTGGTCTGACCTGTACCGCCTTTGCTGGTCCCAATCGTTGATGCAGACCACGTTCCAGAAGTCAGTGTGCCAACAGAAGTAAGGCTGGAGCCAGTAACACCAGAGCCAAGAGTGCTACTGCTAAGAACGCTGGTGCCATTGATCTTGAACTCTTTGCCGGAGGCAGCATTGACGTGCTCAGAAAAGTCCCAGCTGTCGGTGCTGTTAGTCCAAGTGATCGTGTGATCAGTCGCTCCCTTGAGAGTGATTCCACCGCCATCTGCAGTGGTGTCGTCAGGAGAAGCGACAGAACCTAATTCAAGGTTCTTGTCGTCCACCGTGACGGTGGTGCTATTTACGGTGGTAGTCGTACCACTAACCGTTAAATCACCTGTAACCGTCAGGTTGTTGCTAAAGGTGGTGTTACCAGACAGCGTTGCACCACTGAGGTCAACCGTTCCAGTGAACGTCTTGTTGCCAGAAACAGTCTGTGCAGTGTCAAGCGTCGTAAACGCTCCATCCCCGCCAATCGCAATGACACTTGAGCTGGTGCCATCACCGTCATCTCCCAAACCGTAATACAGCTTGCGGTCTGAACTGTTTTCGTTAAACGCCAGCTCAGAAGGCGCAAGCGTTGTAGGGGCTCCAGCACTACCAGTGCCAGCACGCTTCTTAATGCGAATAGTGTTGGCCATTTAGAAGTCGCCCCCTTTGACGATTGTTTTGATGGTCCAGGTGTCGTCTGCTTTGTACTCGCCAGAGGCTGAGTCGTAATAGATGACGCTCTGATCCACTTTAGCGGTATCGTTCAAACTGAAACCAGAGCCTGCATCGCCTTTTGGCCCTTGTGGACCGGCAGTCGTAGCAGTAACTGTTGTCGTTACTGGGTTTTGAACAACTGTTGACGATCCATCCGCCGTAACCGTGACGGTGTTGTTCGTCGTAGTGACATTTACTGTCGTCATGGGGATGTATACCCTTGGCTGACGGTAATAGTGCCTTCTAAGTAGTACTCACGAGTGTTGCTGCCATCCTCGAGCATCACGTCGTACTGCAACGAGTTTGGGAAAGTTGCTGTTTGCGCATCAGTCAAGCTGATCGTGATCTTGCCGTTACTGCGGTCTGTGTAAGCAATGGCGAAGTCTGCATACTTAGTGCGACGGTCTACGTCCCACGCCTGCGCGTATGCGGTATAGCCATCTAGGTCAATAACAGCATCATTGCTGTCCTTAAATTGCAGCAGCACGCTGTAATCAGCTCTCCGCTGGAGCGATATATTGAATTTTCCAGGTTGGACAGCCATAACGCACCTCCTCCGGCAAGTCTATCGGAAGCTGCTGCAAGTAGCCAAGACAGGTCAATGATCTGCGTCGGCGACGTAGTGGAAGGCGATTGCTGGACCTGTGTCGGCAGCGAGGTCAAGGCTGCCAAATCCATTCTCGCCGATGTTGTCGATAGTGGTTACTGCAACATTAGTGCTATGACTATTGATCGAGGAGCTTCTGTTTGATACCACACCCGAAGTGCCGTCCTGTGGACTATATATCGTCACTGTCGGATTGCTGCGCATAGGCTGCTGAAATTCCACGCCAGGATATTGATCAAAAGTTGAGGTCGAATCGCCTCTTCTGGTAATCATGCCCAGATTCGATGCCGACGCGGGGGCTACTGAGTAGTTATAACTTTTTTGATAGTACCGCCGGCAATCGTTCAATTCTTCTGCAAAACGCCTGTGTTCAAACGGCGTGGCTATTGCACCAAACTCAAGCTGAACTCCGGCAAGTTGGAAGAAATCATTGGTGCTACCGCCAATGCCTAGGTTACTCGCGTTTCTGTCTGCGTTGGTTTCTGTTACCCAGGTGGTTCGATGGGAACCCCCAGTAAAATCTGAACCGCTGTTCAGCCACCATTGCAGCGACAACCCAGTACCGGTGTTGTTATCGATAACACCTGAGGTATCACCTGGGATCGAAAGTGTTTTCTTCTCCCATGTAGATGCTGAGCTAATTGAATACTGAAGGCACAGCTGCTTATCGCTATTGTCCTTCTGCTGAATCGTTAAAGTCGCATTGCCTGTCTTGTTTGACTTTACATAAAAGCTAATTGTCAAAGCAGCGGCAGAAGAAGTCCCATACGCCAAGCTCTGCAGGTCTTGTGCCTCAATAGTGTGTGCTAGATAAAACTTATCGCCTGATGCCGGAGATCCATCTTGAACAGTACAATCCATCTTGAGGCTGTACTTAAACCCAGCAGGAGCGTCAGACTCTTGTGTTTGAGTATAGGTCCCCAAGTTACTTAAAGCTGTTTTAAAACGATCAACGGTGTAATAGCCGTTGCTCGTAATTCCAGTCTTGCTGGTATTTCTCTGAGCGACTTGCATCGCTCCATTAATGTTGATCCTTCTTGAGCTAAACGCGCCAGCAGATGGCAGTTGAACACCGTCAGCGATGACGTGACCACTTGCATCGATTTGCACGCCACCATCGTTTGTGGCGGTGTTTTTGATCGAATTACACTTCAGCGTGGACATCTCAAGAAGGCTTTACGGGCCAGGTAGGGTTTGCTGGATCGCTGGTGTTCTCAGGGAGATCCCTCAGCTCCTGCCTGTACGTTTTTAGCGCAGCAGGGATGTTGGTGCCAAGCTCCTTATGTCTGACGATTTCCCAATCAGTTTCGGCCAAAAGCCGATTGCGTTCTTCCCGCAAAGCCTGAAGGTCAATGCCAGGCTGTACATCACGTTCATAGGCTTCACGTTCAGCAACTTCCTCTGCAGAAAGCGGAGTCAAGGCTGAGTTGCCAGTAAGGATGTTGACGCTGAGCTTGTTCATGGTCATTCCATCACCTCCGTGACCAGACTAATACGGCCGAGAGCTTGGTTAAAAGTGTTAGTTCCTGAAGGAATAAGCTTTACTCTGTCAATAGTAACCGCGCTAACGTCTGGGCTTATTGCAGCGCCGTAAAGAACGACAGTTCCTGCGTTTGTGTCTATAAGCGAATGATTTGAGTAGAAAAAAGAAGGTGCATTTGCTAAATCTGGATAAAGTTCAATCATCCCGCAAAGATCTCTAGAAGAGCTGCCTGAGCGGATGCGAATCCCATCTTCGGCAGTCACTCCACTAATACCGCTAGTGCCCATCGTGTTTCCATAGCTTTCATAACCGCTTGTAAAATACGTTCCACCGTTAGCGGCGTGGCCAAGCAGCAGTTCTAGATGATTAGTACCGCTCAAGCTAATTTCCCTCATGACTAACTTGATCGATAAAGCGTTTGCAGGTATCCCTGTAAACTCAATGGAGGTCAGACCATTATTGACGTTTACTTCTGTGCTGTAAACGCGTTTGATCCTGTTAATAGCGGCAAACTCCAACGCCCCAGCAGTGGCGCTGTTTTTAAGAACTTGGTTTGCGCTGCCGTTGCTGGTTGGCAACGTAAGCGTGTTGCTACCTGCCGTTGCAGGTGCTTTGACCTCTGTAAACCCTGAGTTGCTGCCGTTAAGTCTGATAGTCATGATCAGGCCTCCATAAAGATTTCAACGTAGGTATAGCGTGTATTTATGTCGCTAATATCATGGGCCACTCCGAACCCGGTCGTGCCTTTTGTGGTTGAGCAACGATGCTCGATACGAAACACCGTGTCTCCGGTAGTAGTTACTCGCGCACTGCCAAATGAAAAGTCTTGAGTAGAAGCTGATGTATAACCAACTGAACCTAGCGAAACAGATGAGTTGCTGGTTTGGTTGTATAGCCGCGATACATGCTTGTCAACGTCAAAAGCGGGACACCTCCAGTTAATTGCATAAATGCCAGCAGACAAAGTAAAAGTATTGCCCGTAATAGAAACGATTCCGTCAGGATCGAAAAGCTCAGTATTTAAGTCACGCGTCCGAAACTCTCCATTCGTGAATGTACCACCGTCTTCGTTGTATTGTTTTTCATCGCAAATAACTGCATGACTGGTGTAAACCGCTGATACCGCTCCAGGAGCAATCTTTGCCGCTGTTACGGCGTCAGCATCGATCTTTGGTGTTGTTACACACTTGGGCGCCAGCGCTTCCTTTTCAATGATTCCATTAGGCAGTCCGCCAACGGCAATGCCGCTGATTGTCCCTGAGCCGTTAATCGTGACTGCCATGATCAGCTGATAACGAGGTTTGAAGTCGCAGGCACCGTAACGGTGACACCACTGTTGATTACTAGCGGCCCAACGGCATGAGCACCGCTGTTAGCTGTAATGGTATAGGAAGTCGTAACGGTTAGATCGTTTTCATAAAAGCATTTGTCGCCACCTTCGCCAGTAGCACCACCGCCAACAGCAACAAAGCTTGTGCCGTTATAGATCTCGGCTGAAGCAGTGCTGCTGTTAAACCGAAGGTCCCCCGCAGATGGACTTCCTGGCCGTTGTGCGGTTGTGCCAACCGGAATCTGCAGTGCCGACGTGCTGCTAATAACGACATCACCTGTGAACGTTGGTCCAGCTAATGGGGCCAAGCCAAGGTTTGCTGTGCCATCACCCTGAAGCGCCCCAACAGTTCCAACCGTGACGTAAGAGGCGGCGCTATTAGAGTTCGTAGACGTGCCAATCTTAAGCGTGGCTTGGCTGTTACTCGTATCGACGTACCACTGAAACGGAAATCGCGTAGCCGGAACACTGTCGTCGCTGTTGTTCGAGCGGACCGCTATCAGCGCATTGTTTAGGTCAGTACGAAATGCACTTCCAGAAGCGTTGTCAAGAACGTAATCGTGGGTAGCCACAACAAAGCTGCCTTGTGTCCCTTAAGTCTACTGCCCCTTGCCATACCCGTTAGCGGTATAAGTGAAGTTCCTGCTGGTGGTGACGTTGTTGCCGTTAGCGTCCAACACGTCAATATCAAACCCTGTGCTGCTGACGTTAGATACGTTAAAACGCTCGTTAGCGCCTAGGTCTTGGACAGTGATGCCGACACTTGGCAAGTAGGCATTGACCCCACCAGTCGTCGCTGTTCCAACAAAAAACGGTTTCTCGAACGTTACCGATTTAGTGGATGTGCCACTAGCGATAGCTTCATTGGATTGGTCAAAGCGTGGATTTAGCTCAATCTTGTAACCCAGTTCATCCACCAAGATGTTTTCATCAATCTTGCCGCTGGTCAGTTCAGCCTTGAACTGGAACGCACGACCCTTAAAAGTTCCACTGTTGAACGGAACCCAGTCGCTGTAAGTCGGAGAACCGCTGGGGTCGTCGCTTGTAGAACGCACATACATCTCAGCGTTCACGCTAAGGACCTCGTCACCATCGATATCTGCCCAATCATCGAGCAGTGCAGTTCGGCTATCAACAGTGTCATTAGGCAAAATGGCACGAGTAACAAAACGCCGTTGCAGCTCAACTGCATCAAGAGCAAGCCCTAAATCCATAGTGTCTGAAAATGTGTAAGTACCTAATGGATTGATATTGCCCAAAGCGTCTACGCTAACGAGGGCGTCAAAATCAGTGACATTGTCAATTAAATCATCACCATCAAGTGTCAAAGCGTCGTACTGACTGCTGTAGAAGGTGTTGACATGCGTGCCTTGGAACGGAGAAGGTGTTTGCTGATCTTCTCGATGATTTTTGGCGACTAATTTGCCTAGTGAATCAGGCAAATCAACAATTACGCTGGCATCACCAGTACTTAGATTACCACCGTCATCAGCGAACTTGACAATATATTCGCCCTCAAGCAAAGGAACAACGACGTCCGTGGATGAGCCAGGGATGGCACTAATCAGATCAACACTATTAGAGAACGTTGCGTTG